TTTAACGAGGGATAATTAGATGGCATATACAATACAATATACTGATAGTGCTGAAAAAGATCCTATTGTAGTTGAAGACCAAACAATTAATACTGATACTAGTATCAAGTTGCCGGGGAGAAACAGTACAGGATACGGTGCTGCAATTGCTGAAGATTTATTACATTTATTAGAAAACTTTGCTAGTCCTACAACTCCAGATAGGCCTGTCGAAGGCCAACTATGGTACAATAATAGCACAGATCAGCTACTAATATACGATGGAACAGTTTGGGTTTCTGCTAGTGGGCTTAAAAAGAGCACAACTGAACCTGACCCAGGACAAGCAATTACTGGCGATTTGTGGGTTGATACTAATAACCAACAATTATATTTATTTACAGGTGCTACTTGGATATTAGTTGGACCGAGCTTTAGTAGTGGACTAACAACTGGTGCACAACCTAACACTATTACTGGCCAAGACAATAATGATTATACTGTAATTGAAGTACAAGTAAACGCTGTTATTGTTGCAATTGTTGCATTTAATACATTTACTCCAAAAGCAACAATTACTGGATTTAGTAGTGGTCAAATTCGACCTGGTATTAACTTAGCTAACAGAGACACTGATGCTGATGGTATCAATAATGTTAAGTTTTACGGCACAGCTGAAAAAGCAGAAGGTTTAATTGTTAACAATTTAACAATACCTGCCGCTGATTTCTTAAGAAGTGATACAGAATCGACAACGACCTTTCCGCTCAATGTCCAAAATAATACAGGCATAGCATACGGAATTAATGCAGAGCTGAATATCGGTATTGAGGGAAGTGCAGGTGTTATACAACATAATATCGAAGGCTCAAATATTGATTTTAGAGTTAGAAATGCCGGAAATAGCAATACTGTTTTAAGAGTTGACTCGAGTTTACGAGTTGGTATTAATAACGAAGCTCCGGACGAGGCACTAGATGTTACTGGAAATATTAAATCTAGTGGAATTATTACAACAAACAATACTTCTCAGAGTAGTACAATTGGCAACGGTGCATTAGTTGTTAAAGGCGGCCTTGGCGTTGCTAAAACAATAAATGTTGGTGATTCAATAAATGTACAGAAATCGTTAACATTAGGAAACACTGACTTAGTAGTTGATACAGCAGCAAGTGATTTAATATTGCCTGATCTTAATAATGCTAGAAATATTGGTACTCCTACAAAACGCTGGAGGAAAATATATGCAACTACTTTCTTAGGAAACTTAGAAGGACAAGTTAGTGGCAATGTGAGTGGAAAATCAGGAAGCGCTGACAAACTTACATCAGCTACGACATTTAGACTAACTGGTGATGTCGAAACAGTAGAAAACAGTTTTGATGGTCAAACTGGCGGTGGCGTAAAAACTTTTGCATTAACATTAAAAAATACAGTTATTAGTGCTAAAGAACAAGTAATTAATAGTTTATCTAGTGATGAATTTTTAATTGACAGGACTACTGGTGCATCTACTGGTTTAAAACGTGTAACTAGAGCTACTTTATTTAATAGTATTACAGGACTAACACCGGTAGGTAGTATTATGCCATATGCAGGAATTGCTGAACCTTCTGGATGGAAATTTTGTAACGGTCAAGAATTAGCACAGGGACCATTTGAGGCATTGTTTACATTAGTTGGGTTCACGTATGGACCAACTCCGTCATCAGGGTATTTTCAAATACCTGATCTTAGAGGCAGATTTCCATTAGGTAATTTAACAATGGGCGGCCCAGAGCCGGCTGTTACTGATCCAGATATTAGAAGTAGAGGATCAAATTCGAGTGTACTAGGTGCAGTAGACGGAACTGATTCAGCTACAATTAGCTTAGAAAATTTACCAGAACACGAACACGATTTAAAATCATCTACAGGACAGCAATTTTATGTGCATAGAGAAGTTGATGGCCGTTCTAATTTACCAGATGGTGTTGAAGGATCGACCTTGCAAACTGGCCCAGATAACTTATCACAAAGATTGCCTAGTAGTGGAAATGTTTCAATTCCATTAGGAAGTGCATTTAGTGAAGTTGGAACCCCACTTGAAACTATGAATCCGTTCCAAACTATTAACTATATTATCTACACAGGAGTTGCAGGATGAGCTATAAAATAAATAAAACTAATGGCGCTTTATTAATAGAACTTACTGACGGCATTATTAACACAACTTCTACAGATATTACCTTAGTTGGGCGAAATTATAAAGGATTCGGCGAAGCATTTAATGAAAATTTTGTTAAAATAATTGAAAATTTTGCATCAACTACTGCACCAAGTAATCCTCTAAGTGGACAATTATGGTACGATACTAGTGAAAACAGATTAAAAATATATAATGGCACTACTTTTAGAACATCCGGTGCTCCAACAGTAAGCAGCACCGCTCCTGTTAATCCGGTTACTGGCGACTTATGGATTAATAATAGTGAAGAACGCCTCTATATGTTTAATACTGTATGGACATTAGTTGGCCCGCAATATACTTCGTCTCAAGGAAAAACAGGTCTCGAAGCTGTTTCGATGGTTGATACTGGAGGACAAATTAGAACTGTAACAGTAATGTATATAGGGGGTGTATTAGCCGGAATTTATAGTAGATTTGAATTTACTCCTTCTGCAGCTTCTGTTATACTTCCGTATGCAGCAGGAAGACTAATAAAAGTTGGATTTAATCCAACAGTTGTTTCGGAATTTAAATGGCAAGGATCAGCATCATCTTCAGAATCATTAGTAGATGATGCAGGTGTTATATATTCGGTAATAGACTTTGTAAGAACTAATGAGAGAGACAGTTCGAATACAGTAGTTGACCAAGAAATGGAAGGCTCACTTTTTGTTAAAGGTGCAAACGGCGTCGGAGTTGGATTTGGTGACACTCAATATGCTTCGTTTAATACAATTGATAGCGGAACAACTACAGCAATAGAATTAAAACAATTAAATTATGATTTTGCTATTAGAGTACCACAGGGAAATGACTTTATAGAAGCATTTACTCTTGATACTAGCACTAAACGAATTGGCATTTACCAAGATACACCGACTGTTGAATTAGACGTAACGGGTTCGGGAAAGTTTACAGGAAATCTTACTGTTGCAGGCAACTTGATAATTCAAGGTACAACAACATCATTTGATGTACAGCAATTTAGAGTTCAAGATCCTAACATTGAATTAGGATTATTAGATGACAGTACCGAAGGTGATGATACTAATGCAAATGGCGGCGGCATAACTCTCCGTTCAACTGATGGCAGTAAAGACATATCTTGGGTACAGACAACGGGTAACTGGACATTTAATCAAAATGTAGATTTAATTGCCGGAAAAGAATATAGAATTGAAAATGTACAAGTATTATCTAAAACTAAATTAGGGGATACTGTTGCTACTGCTAATGGATTAACAAGTATAGGTACTTTAGGGTCGTTATCGGTAACTGGCAACGGAGCATTTGGAAGTATTAGCTCACCAAGCGCATTAAACATTAGTTCGACGGGTGATATAACAATAAACAATCAAAAAATTACAGGTCTAGCAACGCCTACTAATAACACAGATGCAGCAACAAAAGCATATGTTGATAGTTCAACTTCGACAATACCTGTTGTATTTACTTTAGATATTACTGGATTAACTGGACCAAATCCGGCAGGTACGGGCAACGGTCCAATTGTAGATGTTGGAAATATACTACAGAGTCTTAGTCCTGCATCTAGTGCAAGAAACGGCACAGTTGCTAAAATTCATTGCACAAGTTACGCAGGCGCATCAGTTACTGGAATTAATGTAACTGTAACAACAGACAATACAGGCGTATTGCAAAAATCTACGATAGCTGTTGATAGTGCTGACACACAAAACGAAACAGTTATACAGGATATTGCTGCAGCAAATACAGCATCAGGTTCGGTAGTATTAACTCCGACACGATACACAATGACATTTACAGTCACGGGCGCTACGTGGGCATTTACTAGTACAAGCGATTATCCTTAACATCCGATAAATACTAATAGCAAGGGGTTATTTAAATATGGCGTATACAATTAACAAATACAACACAGATCAGTTAACAATAGTACAAGATGGTACGTTGGATCAAACAACTGATTTGAAACTAGTTGGTAAAAACTATGCAGGGTACGGAGAAATACAAAACGAAAATTTTGTATTTTTACTAGAAAACTTTGCAGGTGCAAATCAACCACCGCGGGCAATTACCGGGCAAATTTGGTTCGACAGTGCAAATAGTAAACTAAAGTTTAATGATGGCACTAAATGGCGCACAACTGGCGGCGCCGAAATTAGTGCTACTGCTCCTGCAGGATTAGCAATTGGTGATTTTTGGTGGGACACTACTAACGAACAGTTATATTCCTATAATGGCGCAGATTATGTACTAATTGGTCCCCAAGATGCAGGTACTGGTATTACCCAGATGCAAAGTAGATCAGTTCGTGACACAGGCTTGGTTAGTAGAAATATTATTACTGCTACGGTTAATAATGGTGTAACAGACGAAGTGGTATTTGTTATTAGTCCTACTGAATTTACAATTGATACAACTGATGCCGAAAATGCTATATCAGGGTTTGATGTTATTCATACAGGTATGACTCTTAAAAATACACTTGATGCACAAAGCGGTGTTACTAGTGGTACACAGAGATTTCACGGAACTGCAACTAACACTGAAAAGTTCAATGGACTTAACGCATCTAACTATGTTACTGCTATTCCTGGCACTCCTACTGTGTTTACACAAATTACAAACTTTCAAACTGATGCAGGAATTGCAATTGGCGCAGGTTTAGATCTAAAACTTTATATTGAAAACGATAATCAAGGTGTTATTGCAAACGCACAAGGCGACCAAATACGCTTTAGAACAAAGGAAAGTGGCGGACAACTTAAAAATATTCTTACACTACAACCTGGCAAGCTTTCTCCGGGATTAAATTCAGTAGGTAGCGCAGTTGAAACAATTACATTAGGTAGCGCAACTGAGCTATTCAGCGAAGTGCATGCGACTAACATTTACGGCATATCTGAAAAAGCAAGTGCGCTTATAGTAGGCGGTTCAGCAAGAGTAGGTGCAGTTAATTCTATTGGCACAGGTACTAGTAATACTGTAGCAGTTAGAGATGCTAGCGGCAACTTAAATGCAGTGCTATTCCAAGGTACTGCAACTAGCGCACGTTATGCTGACCTTGCAGAAAAATACACAACATCAGAAGACTTGCTAGCAGGTACAGCAGTAGCAGTAAGTTACACTAATGACGCAGAAGTAGCCCCAGCAAGTGAAAGCAGTCATTGCATTGGTGTTGTTTCGACTGATCCTGCTTATATGATGAATAGCGATAGCGTAGGTCAATACATTGGTCTTAAAGGGCGTCTTCCGGTAAGAGTAATTGGAGTTGTTGAAAAAGGCCAAGCTGTATATGCTTGGGAAAACGGCGTTTGTTCGACATTAGCAACAACTGGATTAGTTGGCATTGCTCTTGAATCAAGTAATGATGTAAACGAAAAGTTAATCGAGTGCGTACTAAAAGTATAAATAATGTACATAGTTAATAAAGAGGATACAGCATGGCAGTTACAGTAGGTCAAACAATTGGCGAAGCACAATATACTACATTAAGATCAGGTATTAATCTTGTTATGGGAACACCGACAGGGACCGGAACTGCTGCTGCTGGCTACAATCAAGCAACTACTGCTCCGGCAGTTAGTCCAGGGGACAAGATTACAGCAGCTAATTGGGATGCTCTTAGAAGTGACGTCACTAAAGCTTATAATCACCAAGTAGGATC